GGTAGCGCAGTAAATAATGCTGCTCACGAAGAAATAATAAGCAACGGGAACGACCAAGGTTATTATTGGGTTATAGAGGACTTAAGCTAAAAATACAACAAGCGTATTTAAATTTGGTAATATTAATATATTTTAAACTATGAAAGCGACAGAAATTGTAGAAAAACTGAAAGAGGTTCTTCTCGGTTCTCAAGAGATTGAAGACCAGGAAGTGGCCCAAGAAGAGCTTTCCGCTGCTGAAGAAGTGGTAGAGAAGGTAGACGAAACCCCAGAAGGGGAGGAAGTTGTGTTATCTGAAGGTGATCAACTAGAAGAAGAACAAGCTGTAGAAGCTGAGGAAGAAGCCACAGAAGCTTCTTACGTTACTAAAGAAGAATTTGCTGAACTAAAAGCTATGGTCGAAAGCCTAGTAGACGAAGTAAAAGCTAGTTCTGAAAAGTATAACAGTGAGGTTCCTAAAGAGGAATTAGCCGCTGTAGAGAATGAGGTTGAGCCTATGGTTCACAGCCCAGAAGTAAAGCCAGAAGTAGAAATGAATCTTTTCGCTCAAAGAAGAACTCAAACTACCCTGGATCGAGTATTGAACAATATGAGTAAATTTAATAAATAAACACGAAAATGGCAACAACTACATCAATTACTACTACTTATGCTGGTGAGTTTGCAGGGAAGTATATCTCTGCTGCTTTACTTAGCGGATCTACTCTTTCTAAAGAGTTGATCACTATCAAGCCCAATGTGAAGTACAAAGAGGTAATGAAGAAAGTGGCTACTGACGATATCGTCAAGAATGGCACTTGCGACTTTACTGCTACGTCTACTTTGACATTGACTGAAAGAGTTCTTCAACCAGAAGAATTTCAGGTTAACTTACAACTTTGTAAGAAGGATTTTGTGTCCGATTGGGAAGCAATTTCTATGGGGTATTCAGCTTATTCTGACCTACCTTCTAGTTTCTCTGATTTCTTACTTGCACACGTTTCTTCTAAAGTAGCTCAAAGAATCGAAACTAACATCTGGTCTGGTACTAACGCCACAGAAGGTCAGTTTGACGGATTCGAGACTACTCTAGGTGCTGACGGTGATGTTAATGACGTAACTGCTACAACTGTTACTTCTTCTAACGTAATTGCTCAAATCGGAGCTGTAGTAGATGCTATTCCTTCTACTGTTTACGGTGCTGAAGATTTGACTATCTATGCTGCTCCTAATGTATACAGAGCTTATGTAAGAGCTTTGGGTGGATTTGCTAGCAACGTAGGTGCTGCTGGTACAGATTCTAAAGGAACTCAGTGGTTCAACGGAGGTGCTTTAACTTTTGATGGCATCAACGTAGAGCTTGCAAGCGGAATGGGTAGCGACAAAATGGTAGCTGCTGAGAAATCAAACTTGTTCTTTGGAACTGGTCTATTGTCTGATTCTAACGAGGTCAAAGTTATCGATATGGCTGACATTGATGGAAGCCAGAACGTAAGAGTCGTTGTCAGATTTACTGCTGGAATCCAGCACGCTATTGGCGGAGACATCGTATTGTACGCATAAGAATAATTGTTTAATATAAGAGGGTAGGTGAGCCTTGAGCCTGCCTACCCTTTTTTAATACTATAAAAATATGGCTTGTGATTTAACCGGGGGAAGAAAAAAACCGTGTAAAGATGCTGTAGGTGGCGTAGTAAAAGTGCATTTTGTTGATTTTGGCGATCTAGGGACTGTAACGGTTGGATCAAATGATGAAATCACAGATATGAGTGGTACTTTTAGCTATAGCACTTATGATGTCAAGGGTAATTCTTCTCTGGAATCAAATATAAACAGCTCTATTGAGAATGGAACAACATTCTTTGAGCAAGTGACAAACCTTACTCTTCATAAGATGACTAAGGAGGACAACAAAGAACTTAAGCTTATGACTTACGGGAGACCTCACGTTTTCGTACAGACATTCGACAATAAAGTTCTATTGGTTGGAAGAGAACACGGAGCAGAAGTTACTGGAGGTACTGCTGTTACCGGGACAGCGATGGGAGACTTAAATGGATACACGTTGACTTTAACAGCCAACGAGACAACTCTACCTAATTTTGTAGATGGAGCAACTGATGCAGACCCCTTTGCGGGAATGTCTTCAGCTACTGCTACTGAAACTACTCAGAGAGATCCAGCATAGGTTTATACCTGGTGATAGAGAGGGGCCTATATGGCCCCTTTTTTTATATAAAACACTCAACCCTTTTTTTAGTTATATTAGTATGATAAGACTACTTCCGAGTACTGATGCTCAAACAATAAAAGTTTTGCCTAGGGTTAACACAGCTCAGACTGGGTTATCTCTTAAGATAACAGAAGATGGAACCAATAAGTCAGAGACTTTGACTGGTTTGTCTTCTACTGTCAATGGTAACTTTATTGACCTTAGCTGCACTTTCAGTATTCTATCAGATAACAGTATTTACAATTATGAGATATTCAATGGCTCAACCCTGCTTTTTAGGGACAAAGCTTATTGTACTGACTCATACTTGTCGAACTCAGTATACACCATAAATGACGGAAAGTATACGGAGAGTGATTCTGGTGATAGTGGTCAACAATATATAATGGTATGAAAAATGTAAAAGTAGTAAATCTTGCCGGGTATGAAGTACCTAAAATAGTCGAGAAAAGTAGAAATGCTTATGTCGAGTATGGTGAAGATAACAACTATTTTGGGGATTTAATCGAAAGGTATCTAGGTAGTCCAACAAACAGTAGGTGTATCAATGGTATTTCAGATATGATCTATGGTAGAGGGCTTGATGCTACTGATTCTAAGGAGAAACCTCAGATGTTTGCTCAAATGAAGAACATTTTGAATGCCAAAGACGTAAGAAAGATCGTAACAGACTACAAAATGCTTGGCCAAGCGGCCATTCAAGTGGTTTATAAGAATAGAAAGAAAGAAATAGCAGGCTTATATCACTTCCCAATGGAAACATTGCGTGCTGAGAAGGCCAAAAACGGTAAAATAGAAGCGTATTATTATCACAGCGACTGGAAAAACATTAAACCTAGTGACAAACCTAAGAGAATCCCTACTTATCGCAATGGCACGAGGTCTCAGAGGATTGAATTATATATCATTAAGCCTTACAAGGCTGGTTTTTATTATTACTCACCAGTAGATTACCAAGGATGTCTTCAATATGCTACTTTGGAGGAAGAAGTGAGTAATTATCACTTGTCAAACATACAAAATGGCCTTCAGCCAAGTATGTTGATCAATTTTAACAATGGAATACCTAATGAAGAGGTCCAAGAATTGATTGAGCGCAAGATTTACGATAAATTTAGCGGTACTAGCAACGCAGGACGGTTTATTTTGGCTTTTAATGATGGTTCAGAGAACCAATCTAACATAGACCCAATAAATCTTCCGGATGCACACGCTCAATACGAGTTTTTAGCAAAAGAAAGCCGAGAAAAGATAATGATAGGCCACGGAGTCGTTTCGCCTATCCTTTTAGGTATAAAAGATAACACTGGGTTCGGAAATAACGCTGAAGAGCTTAGAACAGCGTCTATTTTGATGGACAATATGGTTATTAGGCCATTTCAACAGATGTTACTAGACTCATTCAAAGAATTGCTGTTGTATAACAACATTTCTTTGGATTTATACTTTGTTACCCTACAACCAATCGAATTTACAGAACTAGACAACATAGCAACTAAGATTAAGAGAGAAGAAGAGACGGGAGAAAAGCTTTCTGCGGTAGAAGATGTCCAAGAAGAGGAAATCGTTCAGCAGGAGGCTTCTGAGAGCGTTTCTGAGCCTGTTGTCGAGGAAAAACCTACTGAAGAAGATGAGTAAGGCATTATTTATAACGATGACAGAGCTGAAGCGTAAATCTATTATAGATGGAGCTTTAGACACGGATAAACTGATTCAATTTGTTGAGGTGGCCCAAGATATTCACATACAGAACTTCTTAGGTACTAAGTTATACGAGAAATTACAAGGTTTGATCACTGGCGGCACTCTTGACGATGCCGCCAATGCTGCATACAAGACATTACTGAATAGTCATATTAAACCTATGCTTATTTGGTATAGTCAATATAGCTATATTCCTTTTGCTGCTTATCAAATCAGCAACGGAGGTATATTTAAACATACTACTGAATCTAGTGATACTCTTACAAAGAGTGAGCTTGATTCGTTAACAGCAAGGGCAAAAGACTTTGCTGACTTTTATGTGAATCGGTTCTTTGATTTCATAGATGAGAAGAGCCAGGATTATCCGGAGTATACCGGAGCGCAGGATACTGGTATGTATCCAGATAAGGACCCAACGTATGGCGGATGGGTAATTTAATTAAGACATATAAGCCTAAAGTGGCTAACATAATAAAATTGACTAACTATCTAAAAAGAACAAAAAAGTAATATGGCTAACGGGATAAATTGGGGTAGAATATATTGTTTTTCCTGGTGGGGAGATGTAGATGACACAACGGATGCTATTTATATCCCTTCAGCTCCTACTTGTTGGATATCAGATGTACTTGAATTATCGGTAGATAGTACAGCGTATAAAGTAGACACAATACTAATAACAGCAGATCAAACATTAATATAATAAAATACAATTATGGCACGAGAAACAATAGGAGTTGGGTCAGCCCCTGACGATGGAACTGGGGATACGCTCAGAGCCGCCTTTATTAAGGTTAATAATATGACTACTGACATTTACGGTCAGAGTGGGACTGGAGACAGCTTAAGAGGATCTTCTGCTGTTTCGCCCGCATCAACGGTAAGTTTAGATTTTGATGCCGCAGCGGTATTTACAATAACCTCAAGTATATCTATTGAATTGAATTTCACAAACGCCTCAATAGGCGATGTGAAAGACATTATCATAACAGATTCAGGAGGAACGTCTGGATTGACACTTAATAGTGGATTGACAGCTACAACTGTCGCTGGGGAGTATAGCAATACGTCAGGTGCAGTTAACTTTATTCAAGTTGTCTGTACTGCCGCTAACACATTTTTCCTATCAATCTCACAAAGTATATAATTATGAAAGCAGCAGTAGAAAACGGTAGAATAGTAAACATATACAAGAGTTTACCCAACTCACTTAAAACCCCTACAAAACACATTTTAGGAGGTGCTAACAACCTATCAAAAGAAGAACTTGAAGCTATTGGTATTTACGATGTTGTAAAGCCAAGTTTTGACCCACAGATACAAACTAAGGGTGGATTGTACTTTGACGAGGATAAGAAGATAGTAACCTATGATGTTACTGATATAGACTTTAGTCAAGAGGTGGATGTTATCGGAGAGGATGGAGAGCCGACAGGCGAAACCGAAAAGAGGTATAAGATAGCCGACATCAAAGCGAGTAAGATTGCAGAGATTAAGTCTAAAGCAGGTAAGTTACTACAACCTACAGACTGGCAAGTTATAAGAAAATCAGAAAGGGATATAGATATTGATGCCGATGTTGCAACGGAAAGAGCAGGTATTTTAGCAGAAGCCGATAGGTTAGAAGCAGAAGTAAATGCCAAGAAGTCTTACAAGACTGCATTGCAATACAAAGTACAATTTTTCCCACCATCTGATGAAATAGAATAAATATGGCTTTAGGCAAAAGATTAATAAACACAGGAGGGGTAGCAGCTTGTACTACTGATTCCGCAGACCCATTTGGCGATTCAAGTGGTGTTGCATTATACAATCTTGATTACGATGCTTCTGATGCAAGTGGTAGTTACGATGGCACACCTACTGACGTTACCTTCGGAGTAGGCGGTCAAATAAATACAGGTGTTAGATATTCAGCATCTACTGCGAGTACAATTACCACACCATTATCAAGTTCAGATTTAGCTACCAATTTTTCTGTTTCTTTTTGGATTAAATTAGATGGTTTAAGTTTTCAGGCATTTAATGGACTGTATTCTAAATCTCCAATTTCTAATCAAGGTTGGTTTTTTGGAACAAGAGATTCAGGCGGTGGCAATTATAGATTTTTTTGGCTTTGGTATTATGATACATCACAAAATTATAATTATGTTCAAGGAGATAATATAAATCTTGCAACAGATACTTTTTATCACGTTGCATTATCTTTTACAAACGGTAGTTTACCAACTTTATATGTAAATGGTGTGGCTTCAAATAGTCATTTAAACAGCACAACAACCGCACCTGTTTACAACGCAGGTTCTGTATTTCAAATAGGTAGCACACCAAACACAAATTTAGGTGCAGGAGTTACAGACCAAGTTCGCATATTTAACAAGGCATTAGATTCAACAGAAGTTGGTACTCTTTACGCAGAAACCGCTTGTGTATATACATCTACCACAGACATAGTAAACTATCCTACAGGAACTACACCAGTAGCTTACTACAAATTGGACAACAGTTCAGAGGACTATTCCACAGGAGGTAACGATGGAACTGACACGAACATTGAGTACAGGTTTGGTCGCTATGGTCAAGCTGCGGTGTTTAATGGTACTAATAGTAGTATATCAACACCCATTACATCTTCAGATATTGGCACAAGTTTCACAATTTCTTGTTGGGTAAACGCTGATGCGGCATCTGATAATTTTCACGTACCCATTGGTAATTATTCATTAAGCGGAGGGTGGTATATGGCTATGCTTAATAATATGAAATTCAATTTTTATAGTAGTGTAGGTGGAATAGACTTTTCTACTACTGCTACTTATGAATATGGAAATTGGTATCACTTTTGCGTAGTTTTTACAAATAACTCTGATTTAAAAGTATTTATAAACGGTGATAAAGAAACAAATTCACAATCTGTTGCGGCAGGGACAAGCACTGCGGGTATTCAAATTGGAGTGAGTGGAAGTTACTCATCATCTACTAATACAGAATTTGATGGTAAAATAGACCAAGTAAGAATATACGACACCGCCCTTACAGATAGCCAAGTAACAGAACTATACAACGAAAAACCTGAAACAGATACATCTAACTTTAAGGCGGTTTTGTATGAGGGCAATTCACCCTATGTTTCAAACGTAGGTTTTCAGCCTGACCTTTTATGGGTTAAGGGTAGAACTTTTGCAAGTAATAACAGACTTTTTGATTCCGTTAGAGGTGCGAGTGCAGGTTCTTTAAAGGCAAATGGAACTGATGCAGAAGCTACAGCAAGTGGTCAAAGAATTACCTCTTTTGAAGCTAATGGTTTTATAGCTCCATCAGAAGCAGGTGATATAAATCAAAGTAGTCAAGACTTTGTAGCTTGGGTTTGGAAAGGCGGAGGCGATGCAGTTGCAGGAAGTGGTACTGCCACAAACGTTCAAGTTAGTGCTAATACAGAAGCAGGGTTTAGTATTGTTACTATGGATGCCGATGCAGGAGTTAGAACAGTT